AACAGAAGATATTTGGTATTTTTCTAATGATAAAATTAAAAAAGAATGGCAAGAATATCATCAAAAAAATGCTGTACTACAATTATTGTGTAAAAATTGTCATAAAAATAAAACTAGTATAGAAAAAAAAGGATATAAAGATAAATAATGCCTTACAAAGATAAAGAAAGAATTAAACAATATAAAAAAGAATGGTATTTAAAAAATAAAGAAAGAATTAAACAATATAAAAAAGAATGGCGTTTAAATAATAGAGAAAAAATAATTCAACAAAAAAAAGAACATTATTTAAAAAACAAAAAACATTATAATCAATACGCAAAAGAATGGCGTTTAAAAAATAAAGAAAAAATTAAACAATGGCGTTTAAATAATAGAGAAAAAATAATTCAACAAAAAAAAGAACATTATTTAAAAAACAAAAAACGTTATAATCAATACGCAAAAAAATGGCGTTTAAACAATAAAAAACATATAAGGGAATATTATAATAAATATGATAGAAAAAGATTAAAAACAGATTCTAATTATAAATTAGTAAAACTTATTAGAAATAGAATTAAGTCAGTTTTAAAAGGAATATATAAATCTAAATCTACTATAAAATTATTAGGTTGTAGTGTTGAAGAATGTTGGCAACATTTAGAAAGTAAATTTCAACCTGGAATGACTAGAGAAAATCACGGACTTTGGCACGTGGACCATATTATACCTTGTGCAGCTTTTGATTTAAAATGTCCAGTGCAACAATTAGCTTGCTTTCATTACACTAACTTACAGCCTTTGTGGGCAATCGATAATATAAAAAAAGGAGCAAAATATGATAAAGATGAACGAAATACTTTATAAAATAGGGATTGCGTATAATAATTGGTATAAGACGAAAGATCCGAAGTATAAAGAAGAATGGTACGAATTAGTAAAAAAATTTGATGAGGTGTATAATGCTTAAAAAAATTGATAAATATAACTACCTCGATGCTTCAAGATCCGAGGCCCATGGATCACGGACCTACGATGTCAATGGCATTAAATTACCAAGTGTTACGACTATCTTATCACGGACCAAGGACCAGACTTTCTTAAAAGAATGGAAGGCTAAAGTTGGCGAAAATAAGGCAGAAGAAATTAAAAATTTATCATCTAAACGTGGTACTTCAATGCACAAATACATAGAAAACTATGTTTTAGGTAAGGGTTATGAGGATTTAACTGACCTAGGACAAGAGTCAAAACGTATGGCAGAGAAGGTCATAGAGATGGGTTTTTTGCCTGTTTCAGGTTATTACGGGTCAGAGGTCACGTTATACTATCCAGGGTTATTTGCGGGCTCTACTGATTTGGTTTGTGTCCATAATGAAAAAGATACCATAGTTGACTTTAAACAAGCTAATCGTCCAAAACGGGTTGAATGGATTCAAGATTATTTTCTACAAGGCGCAATGTATTGTATGGCCCACGATTACGTACATAAAACTAATATCGAACAATTTGTAATTATGATGTGCACGCCAGACTTGTATTATCAAGAATTTAAATTAGAGGGTTTTGAGTTAAGAAAATATAAACACGAAGCTTTAAAGCGAATTGATATGTATTACGAAATGATCAACAGTGACAAGAATGAGGCATAATTGTGGCAAGAATAAGGCAGCATAGCTGCGACACCCAAGTGTCGGCGTGGTGTCGGCGTGGTGTCGGCGTGTCGCAAGTTTGACCCAAAATGGACGAAAAATGATACAATATAAGTTTTTTAGACCCAAAATGGACGAAAAATGTTACCTTAGGCCGACACCGCGACACCTGTGCGACACCTGTGCGACACCTAGGTGTCGGCGTAAATTAGCCGCTTGTATAAACAATTCTAGATCATTTATAGGGTTAAAAAAGGTCATGCCGACACTTTCAAATTTTTTTTTACTCAAGCGCAATTTTTTTAAAAATTACATAGTAGGTGTCGCAGTAGTCAATTATGGCAAGATTAAGGCAAAACAATGTTAAAGATACGTGTTACAATAGGTTATGAAAAGAACTAAAAAATCAAAATATAAACACATACTCATCAACAGGAAGAAGTATTATTTTTATAAAATTACCTGGGTTGACATAACAGGTGATGCTGGGCACGCTACGGCAGAGGAGTTTGATAAGTTTGATGCAAGCACAATGACTACTATGGGGTATGTTTATTCAAAAGATAGGAAGTTTTTAAAAACCTTTGCAAGCTATGATAACAGGGATGAAGTATTTAGTGATAGAAATATCTACCCTATTGGATGTATAATAAAAATGGAAAAGGTAAACATATGAAATGTTTTTACTGTAATAATGAAGTAAGATGGAATAATGATTTTGATACCGAGGATACAAATCCTGATTCAGAATATTCAATATTAAGTATGTATCAATGTGACAAGTGCGATACTTGGTATGAAGTTTATCATAACAAAAAGGAAACAAATGGCGACTAGAGAAAAAGCAAATAAAGGTAAAGTTTTAAAATACATACAAGAGCAGTTTGAAAATGCAAAAGAAATGAAATTATTTCAAATGTTACGTAAAGAAGTTGAGATTGGTAAAAACGGTACTCAACGATATGTAATAAAAAAGGGACCTAATAAAGGTAAAATTGTAGGATAGTATTTACAAAATATATTTTTAAAATATGTTGTCAAAGCAAAGTAAAGAATTAATATCCACGACCTCAACAACGGAGGAAATATGTTCGGATACAAAGACGACGAAGTCGAAAACAAAAACAAGATCGAGCAACTTGAAGATAAAGTTAATGAACTTGAAAATAAAATTGCTAACATCATGGACGTTTTAGAAATCCAAGAGGATGTCGAAGATGAAATTGATGAAGATGTTGAAGATGAAGCTGACGAAGACTAATCTTTTTTATCGTCACCCTCGATCAATTCAGTTTCGGGGGTGACATCTAATATCTGTGAATAATCTTCTATTATTTTTTTCATTTTTGCTTCTAATTCCTGTTCTGATAGGTCCTCTAACTTACCTGTTTTTATTATTTTCCTGTCTATGTATAATCCTGCTGCCTTGCCACGGTTTGTTTCTGCGTTTACAGCAGAAGAAAAAGAACCTTTCTTAAGTGCAGCTTCTTTGATTCTTGCTAACTCTGCAAGGTGACCTTCGAAAGTCACTTCAAATTTTTTCATTCTCTCTTGTTTTAATTTATCTACATATTGAACTACCAAAGGAGATAATCTTGGATTTAATAATTCTGATCCTTCAGCTCTAGCTCTTTTAGGACTGTAGCCAGCAGCAATGGCTGCCTCACTTTGTGACATAGGTCCATCAGGTCCACCGAATACAACAAATTCGGCAAATCTTTTTTGCATTTCTGTAAGTCTTTTTGGTACTCCCATACGTTGACATTTTAAGGTAACAATTGTATAAAGTCAATATGGAACCAACGAAAGGTTTGTACGATACAGATTTTGATTTAGAAAAAGTCATCGATAAGTTAACACGTGAGAACACAAAACTTAAAGAAGATGTTGCTGATCTTAAAAAGAAATTAGAGTTTGTTGTGCAAGAATATAGAAACAAAGGAACTTTGTAATGTACGTTAAACATTTGCAAGAGTATTTGGATAAGTTTACCAATGGTAAAAAAGGAAATGCTGTATCAAATGCAAAGATATTTATTTATGTTAATGGTTATCTTGAAGAAATAAAACGTATTGAAGTGCAGGAACAAGCAATGTCACAGCCAGGAGCAGAGTCTATTAGAATCGTATTGAAGCCTAACCGAGAAGAAAAATTAATACTCCCACCAGGCTATATTAAAGACTATTGATACCCTGAAAATGTAATGGGTCCAGAAGCAAAATTATATCAAAAAATTAAGAAAGCGAGTCCCAATATTTTGTGGAATCGTATAGAGAATTTAAGCATTCCAGGTATGCCAGATGCATTGGGATATAACAAAAGGAATGTATTTTTTACTGTTGAGTTTAAAATAGCAAAAGGGAACAAGATTAAATTTTCGCCACATCAAATTGCGTGGCATAAGACACATCCAAAGAATACTTTCATCATAGTAGAGGCCCATGGTCAAAGGTCCTCTAAAACTTCTTCAATATTCCTGTACCGTGGTTCAAGAATCATGGAGCTTGATGCTTGCGGCTTGAAGCTTGAAGCTACTGCCGTCGGGCTTGAGGCTTGTTGCTTGGAGCTTGAAGCTTGTGGCTTGACGCTTGAGACTTTAATCGTTTAACGCTTGACGCTTGCTGCTTGAAGCTTGGTGCATGAACCTTGAGCGCTGTTACATCTACAATTGGATTAAGGGCCAGGGCCCTTTTAGTGCTTGGCATATGTCACATTCCAAACTTTAGGATCCCAACAGCTTCTGCAGTCCTTGCATTCATTGTTTTGTTTAGGAGCAGGGCACATTTTAGACGTTGCACCAAACCAGGGATGGTCACCTGTTGAGACTGTCGACACGTGCTTCCAACTTTTTGAAGGTTTTTGATTTACCATCGGCATGCTGAATCTTATTACCAGATTAGAAGGCGCATATTTTAAATATGGCTTGACCCACGCTTCCCGCGTCGGCATCCAATGCTGTACGTCTGGGGTCCTTCTTGCAACTTCAAAAATTTTTGCCAGGTGTTTCAAGTCCTGTACATCACCAGAATCGTGCCATCTAAAATATTTTGATTTTTTAG